TGCCACTCGTCGTAAACGGCGTTAGAGAATTTCTCAAAGCGATTGACAATTTAGACGAAGATATGTATAAAAACGTCAGAGCCAGTTTGAAGCAACCAATGATTAAAACAGCTACAAAGGCAAAACAATATATGCCATTTGAGCAAAACGTGTTAAGTGGTTGGTTAAAACAGGCCGAGCCGCAAGAAGGACAGCGCAGGCCATTTCCAGCTTATGATGCAGGTGCTGCTAGGGCAGGCATCAAATATAAACTTGGTCCTAATAAAAAAACAAAAAAAGGTTATAGCGTTTACAATTACGTAAGCAACGAATCAGCCGCTGGTGCTATTTATGAGACTGCAGGACGCAAAACCACTGGCGCACAAGGTGCGTCATTAAATCCTAATGCTGGCATACAGTTTATAGCCGCATTACCAAAAGTTGAAGATGCAACTATGTCAGGCGCAGTAGGTCGCAGAGGACGCAAAAATAAAGGTCGAGCCATTTACAAAGCCTGGAAAGAAGAACAAGGCGATGCGTACAAAAACATAGAAAAAGCAATTAACGAAGCAATATTTCAATATTACAAAAAATTACCATTAGAACAAAAAGGCCAAGTATTAGGTTTTTACAAAGAGCGATCAGCTCGCGGATTTAAGGGCGTGTAATTATGCCAACCTTAGTAGTATCCGCACTTAGTACCTTTGACAATAAAGGCTTAAAAAAAGGCAAAAAAGAAGTAACTGCATTTGATAAACAAATAAAAAAACTAGGCAAAACATTTGCAGCTATAGGTGTTGGTGCATTTGCCAAATCCGCAGTTAACGCATTTATAGAGTCAGAGAAAGCAGCGGCTAAACTACGCACCACAGTTAAAAACTTAGGCTTAGAGTTTGAGCAACCAGGCATAGAAGATTACCTAAAGAAGTTATCGCTGCAATTTGGCATAGTAGATGAAAACTTAATTCCAGGCTTTCAACGTTTACTTATAGTAACTAAAGATGTTGCTAAAGCACAGAGTTTATTTGAGACCGCACTAAACGTATCAGCAGGCACTGGCAAAGATTTGACAGCTGTATCTACTAGCTTATCTAAAGCATATTTAGGCGATAACGCAGCATTAGGCAGGTTAGGTGTAGGACTAAGTAAAGCACAATTAAAGTCAGCGTCATTTTTAGAAGTACAGCGCACATTAAACGTTAACTTTGCAGGTCAGGCAGCAGCAGCTGTAGAAGGCTATGCAGGTAGCATGGCTAAATTAACTGTAGCCGTAGATGAGTCTAAAGAAGCAATAGGCAAAGGTTTACTAGATGCACTAGCAGCATTATCTAATAGTAACGACATAAACGCATTTACTGCAAAGATGGTGGCAGCAGCTGAAAAGATAGGCAACGCCTTTGCAACTTTAGGCGATGTCATAGGACTACTAAACCCTAATGCCAGCGTTAAAGTCGGTGGCAAGTTTATGCGTAAGTCAGATGTGAACGCACCTAGATTATCGCCTGCTAAGTCTAGAGCTGATTTAATAGCAAGTATGCAAGTTACTAAAGCGCGTAAAGAAGAGTTTAATATTATTACAAAGAAAAATGCACTAGAAAATAAAAACCTAGAGGAATTGAAGAAAAAGTTTGATTTAGAGCGCATAGGCATAAACGCAGCCCTTAACGCTGCTACTGATGAAGAGACTAAATTACGTCTGAAGGCACAGTTAGCAATATTAGACAATAACGAAGCTATGGCTAAAAAGTATTTGGCAGAATTAGAAGCAGCAGATGCGTTAAAAAAGTTGGCAGCAGAAGCAGCAGCAGCTGGTAAAACTTTAACAGAGTTTGCTTTAGTGCAGGTTAGGTCATTAATTTCTAGAATAAATGCACAGATAGAAAGTATTAACAAACAATTTGGCATGCCTACCACAGCAGCAGCACCCACTGTTAGCGCACCTGGCTTACCATCACAGTCTGCTAGTTACTTCCAAGAACTAGCAACACAGTTGGTAGGCTCATCTTCTTATGCTGGTATGAACGTATCGCAGATAGCAACTGAAAGAGCTAGAGAGTCTGGCAACAGATCACTAGACGTAAATCTAGTTATCAATTCACCTTCTGGCGACAGATTCGCTCAACTTATGGCTGAGAGCATACAGGTGGCAAATCGAAGCGGATATAGCACTACCGCAGCTGGTCAATTACCATAATGACAATACCAGTAATAAATGCTGTAATTAACTTTAGCACTGGGCCTAGTTTCGCTCAGGCTATGATTTTGGGATCAGGCATATTAGACACAAACGTATTAGCAGATTCTGCAGCTGTAATTGTAGATGTATCAAGTCAAGTAAACCGCATAGAGACTAACAGGGGTCGTACTGCGCTATCTGATCAATTTCAGACAGGCTCACTTACATTACGCATAGTAGATCAGTCGGGCGACTTCAACCCCCAAAACGTAACAGGGCCTTTTTATAATTTATTAACACCTATGAAGAAGGTGCAGATTACCGCAACCTACTCATCGGTAACATATCCTATATTTAGCGGATTCATTACAAGCTACGTAACTACATATCCAGGTGAGTCTGGCGAAGATGTAGCAATTACAACGATACAAGCTGTAGATGCGTTTAGATTAGCGCAGGTAGCACAGATAAGCACTGTTACAGGTGCTAGTGCTGGCGAATTAGCAGGCGCACGTATTAACAAGATACTAGATCAAATTGACTGGCCTGCAACCATGCGCGATGTAGATGCTGGGCTTACTACTATGCAGGCAGACCCAGGTACTAACCGAACAGCACTGCAAGCCTTAACTACTGTAGCCACGTCTGAGTATGGCGCACTGTATGTAGATGCGTCTGGCTCGTTTGTATTTCAAGATAGAAATGTTACAGCTGGATCTATTGGCGGCACACCTACAGTTTTTGCAGACAATGGCACAGGCATAGATTACTTTGATGCTAGTTGGATTCTTAACGATGTGCTTATATTTAATAAAGCGACTATTACTAGGTCAGGTGGCACAGCACAGGTAGCCACAAACCAAGACAGCATAGATAAATACTTCTTACACAGCTATTTCTTAGACAACCTACTCATGCAGACCGATGCCGTAGCCCTAGATTACGCACAGGCTTATGTCGCTAGTAGAGCTGAGACAAGCATACGAGTAGATGCCATAGTGCTAGACCTATACACAAACAATTACAACACAGGCATTATTGCAGCCCTTGACTTAGACTTCTTTGACCCTATACAGGTAATCACCACACAGCCAGGCGGATCTACCTTAGAGAAAACATTACAGATATTTGGCGTGCGTATGAACATATCGCCAAACAGTTGGAAAACCACGTTCACGACATTAGAGCCAGTCATAGACGCATTTATCCTAAATGATACGATTTATGGCACTTTAGACTATAATGTCCTAAGTTACTAAGGGGTATCATGGCAAAACAGACGTTTACGACTGGGCAGGTATTAACAGCTGCACAGATGACTTCACTACAACAAACTGCTATGGGCGGTGGCCCTGCTACTGCTAAGACAGCATCGTATGTTTTAGTCGCAGCAGATGCAGGTACAACTGTTGCTATGAACGCAGCAGGTTCAACAACTATAACTGTTAACACAGGATTATTTGCAGCAGGCGATACAGTATTTATACAAAACTTAGGCGCAGGTGCTTGCACAGTTACAGCTGGTACAGCAACAGTAGCAACAGCCGGCAGTTTAATATTGCCACAAAATGATGCAGGTATATTATATTTTACAGCTACAGGTGCAGCAATATTTTATGATTATATCCAAGTTGGTGCCGCATCTCCATTAACTACAAAGGGTGATCTTTATACCTACAGCACCAGCGACGCTAGGCTCGCCGTGGGCGCAAACGGCACCACACTCGTAGCGGATAGTGCAGAAGCAACAGGTCTTAAGTGGGCTACGGCTTCAAGTGGCGGTATGACTTTACTATCTACCACTACTTTATCAGGTGCAAGTACAACAATCTCATCAATAGACCAAACATACAAAGATTTAAAAATTGTTGGTAAAAATATTTATGGGTCTGGAACTGGTCAATTTCAATTAGAATTCAATGGAGATACTGGTAATAATTATGCCAACAGCAACGTAAATGGTAATGGCACTACCGTTTCAACAACGCAGGAGGAGAGTGCCCCATATTTTGTGTTGGGTTATCACGGCAGTAATAATACATTTTCAAAAACAACTAATTTTGATATAACTATACCAAGATATTCTGAAACAGAATACCACCCATTTAATAGTGATTTAACAGGTTACCCAACATCTTTATCCGTATGGATTTATTACACATCTAGGTTGAGATGGAATAATACTGCCGCAATTACACAATTAAAATTTATGACCAGTAGTGGTACTTTTTCAGCGGGCACAATTTTTATTTATGGAGTGAAATAATGACTAAACCTATGGTAAGAATACACGATGTTGCAACAGATGAAATTATTGACAGAGAAATGACTGATGCTGAATTTACGCAACATAAAAAAAGACAACAAATTGCGGCAACACAGGAAGCCGAAGCCGAAGCAAAGGCAACCGCTAAGGCTGTTCTACTAGAACGCTTGGGAATTACGCAAGACGAAGCAAACCTGCTTTTATCTTAGGCACAATCCCCCAAGATAATTCATGAAACCCTGGTTATGTGCAGCTGGTACACAATTGAGAGATCAAATTGATACCTGGTACGCAGATCGTCGCACTACCTCTGATGGGTGGCTGGGTGATGCTCGTCATACCGCCAGAAAATCGGATCATAATCCAGACGCAGATGGGTGTGTACGAGCCATTGATGTGGATTCTCGCTTGGATACATCCGAAGGGATCTCAATATATTTGGCTGACCAGATCAGAGTATGTGGCAAAACCGATAAACGCATATCTTACGTAATTCATAATGGCATGATCGCTAGCAAGATACTTAATTTTAAGTGGCGTAAATACAAGGGTTTTAATAAACACATCAAGCACATACATATCAGTTTTACAGAGTTAGGCGACAAAGACAGCAAGCCGTTTGATATACCACTACTAGGGGGCAAAATATGAAAATAAGTAAAAAACAGAAAGCCATACTAAAGTCATATCTACGTGGCGTGTTAGTATCATTTTTAACATTCTTAGCCAGTAATGAGCTAGGACTAGACCCAGCGGTGTCTGTAATTGTTGCAGCATTTGCAGGACCAGCAGCTAGGGCTTTAGACAAATCCGACAGTGCTTATGGCATCGGTGCAAATGAAGCATGAGTCCAAACGAATGGGTTGCATTAGCCGTTGGCGCATGCGCCTTATTAACAAGTTTATTAGTGGCTCTACGTTGGGTTATTAAATCTTATCTTACAGAGCTTAAGCCTAATTCTGGATCTAGCCTTTATGATGCCATTTCTCGCATAGATGAAAAAAGCACGAGATTAGAGGCGCGTGTTGATGAGCTGTTTTCTTTAATGACTAAGAGACAATAAACACATGGCAGATACAAGGCGCAGACGTAAGAAATACGCTAAACGCAGAGTGCGTAAATCACCTGAGCCATTAACTAAGTTAGATCAGCATTATATTGCCATGAACGAAATCTACAAGGCTGCACGTAAGGCTGGATTTACCGAGAGCTGTGCATTGTATTTTGTCTCTGATAGGGCAACCATGCCCGACTGGGTAATAGGTGATGGCGGCATCATACCTAGTATTGATCCTACAGAAGAGGATGAAGATTAAGCGTTGGCTCGTAATATCAGATTTACAGATTCCATA